TGAAAGACAATGCTTGCACCTTGATCAGATTGTAAATAATATGTGCCACTTAAAAAATTATTAGAGTGGGTGTGCATTGGGTGATGTTCAGTATTTTTTAAAACATTTGCCCACATATCTGTAACGATTAAATCTTCTACATCATAACCTAGAGTATTACATATATCTTTACCTGTTTTTATAACTAGTCCTGCAAAGTGTTCAAACTCTTTTTTCTTATGTAAATCTGCTGACTTTGTTTGCCAGTTATTATCATAATCTCTTTTTTGCCATAGGTCGTTAATATAATTTTTCATTTCATATAATACAGACCTTTCAGACTCAGTTGACATAGGTATAAAATGATCTAGTAAAAAAATATTAGTAGGAAATATTTGTTGATGTTCCATTATATTGCACCACTTGTAAACTTCTTCCACTCTATTGCATTTTTAATTAAGAATGTGCGATTGTTTATACTTCTTAAAACTTGTTCAAGATAACTAACAACCTGTTTAAGATATGCAGCCTTTTGATCTGCTTTTTGTAACTCATCATCTGAGTCCATATAAATGTGTACATCTGCTTTGAGAACTTTTAGATCAAATGGTTTTTCTTTGTATATATCAGGATCTGCTTTACCTGTGTAATATTCCCATTTTTCTCTTACAAGTGATTTGTGATCTTGTTCTGCTTTCTTTAGTAACAAAGAAAACTTATTATAGTGTTGTAGATATTTGTTATGTAATAAAGGTATCTTAGTTGATTCAGTATCTAATTCTGTATCATCAAGTTTAAAATCTTTATCAACCGATTGTTGTAATTCTTCTAGTGTCATAATCAACTCATTATATCACCTTTCGGTGTGTTTGTCAAGGCTTATGTAGTAGAAATTTGTACTATTTCATAATACATATAGGCAAAACTTACCGATGCTTGTAAATAATCAACATCAGAAAGTTTGATATCATAAGATAAACTACCAAGACTTGTCGGATAAATGTTTTGAAATCTTATCTCAGTTTTGGCAATATTCTTACTATTTAAAACTGTAAGTGTTGCGTCAGAATAAATGCCGCCTTCTTTCAAAGGTGCTTTTACTTCCTTTCCAGTTGGGGCAGAACTGATTGATGAACCAGGAAATCTATCGGCACCAGTTGCCTGTAAGTTTTGAAACTGTGTATGATTTTGAGGAAAACCAAGACCTAATAACCAGTCGTGTATCTCTTTATAGTTATTTAAATTTTCATCTACTAGAAAAGATATATCTAGTGATTGATAATTTATTTTATCACCTGGTAATGGCACATCTACAAGAGGTGTAGGTTGTGTGGCACTACCTAAAGATATGCCAGGTATGTTTGCTGTTTGACAAGTAAACTCTACCTCTGGCAACTTTGTGCATTTGAACCTAAACTGTATCGGACTTGCATAGTCTAATTTTGCAGGTTGTCTAGTTTGTACATTTAATTCTGTCATACTACTATTTATAATCTATATTAGAGCAAAAAAAAGGGCGCCGAAGCGCCCCTTTAATTCTTCTACAAAGAGAAAAATTACATAATGTTTGTAACTTTTACTCGTCTGTAATATAGGTTTTGTTTTCCTGCAGCTACAGCGCCTGAGTTATCTAAAGCACCATCTCCGTCTGAACTTGCGAATGGGTTTTGCACCATGCCGTATCTAGTTTTGAAACCAATTTTTGGTTGGAAACTATTCTGACCAACTGCTCTCACCATTTGTAGTGGAACGTATGGGCAGTAGAATAAACCAGAATCGTAAGGTGAAGAACCTTTATATCCTACAACGTAGTATTGACTTGCAGATACGTTAGCAGCATATGGATCTACATACACTCTAAACTTACCGTTAAGTACACCTGCAAAAGTATTACCAGTATCATCAACGTTTAAGTTAGATGAAAGTGCTGGAGCGTAATCTAATACACCTGCCATTTGAAGAGCAGAAGCTACATCAGCAGAACAGATAATTAAATTACCTTTACCTCTACGAGTTTTTTGTGCGATTGCGTTAGCATCTCTTTCTAATTGATAGATAAGTCCTTTGAACTTCTCTACTGACCAACGACCATTTGAGTCTGTGTCTAAATCAAAGATACCTGCAGTAGTTGTATTTACTTGAGCACCCGCTTTTGCGTGACCGTAAATAGTTCTTACTACTTCTCTATTGATTTCAGAAAGAATTTCACTTGATAGGATGTTTGCTAATTCTGTTTCTGCGTCTAAACCGTGGATTGCTTTTAAGTCTTGAGCAAGTTCCATAGTGTACTCTGCTTTTAGAGCTCTAGATTTTGCAGTAACAGTAATTTTGTCGATTGAGAAAGCCATTTCAGCGAACTCATCTGATCCGTCACCAAGTGTTTCTGCTTGTGCAGTAGTCATACCAGAACCAGTAGTATAAGTACCAGCTGATGGACTATCGTTTAGTGTTGCAGGGTTAGTACCCGCTTGAGCGTCTGGTGAACCAGTATCGCCAGCAGCATCTCTAGCAGAAAAGTCTGTGTCTGCTTCGTTGAATAATGCTTCTGCACCTGCTTGTGAACCAAATCTGCTCTTCATAGCGAAGATAAGTCCTGTTGGACCAGTCATTGGTTGTACGCCACAGATGTCGTATGCAATTAGATTTGGCATTGCTCTTCTAACTAGTGAAATTAACACTGGGTCGAAGTTATCAATAGAAGAACCAGTTGCGTTTGCTGGTGCTGCTTCTGAAAGAAATGCTTTATCTTCTCTAACTGCTTTTTCTTGGTTTTCCAAGATAACAGTAGTAACAGCTCTTTTATAAGAGTCCTCGATTTTTGGCAAATCTGGATGCTCTAGGACTGGCTGCCACTTTTCTTGTAAATTTTCAGTAAGATACATTTTATCTCTCCTAATTTAAGTTAATAGTTATCACCCCTAAAGTTTTAACGCTTTAAGGTTTTTTGAAATAGCGGCAGTATATGCAGCCATAGCATCCGAACTAGCTTCTACAGCAGGTTCGTTCGCCGCCACCGAGTCAACTTCATCCTTTGATGATGTTTCTTCGATCTTAGTTTTAGGGAAGTAAGATTCTTTTACAGTTTCTAACTTCTCTCTAAACTTATCAGCATTATCAAACTCAACGTTTTCAGCCATTGAAGCAAACTTCTCTTTTTCTGTATCTGCTAAGTCAGCAGAAACTTCAGCGACTACATTTGCTCTCTCAGAATTATTTACTTCCTTAGTAAGATTTACATTCTTTTCAATCTGTTCGTTAAGTTTTCCTTCTAAGTCTTTAACTTGATTAGTTAAGTCATCTAATACGTTATATTTTTCTTCTGGAACATCAATATAATGTTCTTTGAAAAGGTCCTTTAAACCAGTTATAAAGTCCTCAGCGATTTCGGTACGAATACCTCTTTCAACTGCTAACTCATTTTCTTTCATCCATTCTTCAACAACATAGTTTAGATATGAGTCAACTTTTTCGACCATAGCTTCTTTTACTGTTTTAGTTTCTTCTGAAAGTTTTTCTTCATACTGTGCTTCAAGGATCTTTGTCTGTTCTTTGATTCTTGTCTTTACAGCAGTTTCAAAAATAGTTGCTGCCTTTTCTTTGAATTCCTCAGAAAGGTCAGCGTCTGTTGAAACTAATGCTTTAACATCATCAGAAAGGTCAATCTCGATTTCAGATTCAGCTTTGTCTTCAGCGATTTCTTCACCTTCAACTTCAACTTCTTCTTCTTTCATGCCTGCAGGTTTATTATCTTTCGGTAATGAACCATCGTTTGCGTTTTTATTAACCTGATCTGATACTTTTTTTACCTTTTTCGCTGCGGTTTGGCCGTCAGGGTCACTAGGTTTAGTAACCGCTTTACCCAAATCTTCAGCGTCATTTTTTAAGGGAGAAGGCTCAGATGCTACAGCGTCTTTATTCACTACGCTTGGCGCTTCTGAAAGTTCTTCTTCTTTCTTAATTTCGGTTTCAGACATTCGGTCTCCTTTAAATTAATTAATTTAATGTTACAATTATTTATACAAATAACCATTTTAAACCTTACGCTATTTGGTTATGCTGCGTAGGTTTTTATAATTTAGATACAAAGTCAGCAAAGATTTTAGACTTCTTTTCTGCGAGTTCTTCTCTCTTTGTTTTCTCTATTTCTGATTTGTATTTTTCAACGGTTACACTTTTTAGTACACCATTGTCCCACACCCATTCTTTACCTTCCATAATACCTTCTACGAAAGCGTCAGGCGCTGATGGGTCTGCTACTATGTCAGCAGCAGTTGCGAGATAAAAGTCTTTTCCAACTAAGTTTTGTCCACCTTGTTGTTGAATAGAACCCATACCTCTTGAAGATACGCCTAATACAGCACCTTCGTCAATTAAATTTTTAACGATTTTACCATATGGTGTATCCATGACTTTCGCTTCACCT